TGTTGAGGCTGTAGTGAACCATTTGTGGCGGCATCACGACTTCCGTAAGCCGTTCCGGCGTGCCGTGAAGGATTTTTTGATCTTCGGCCACAGTTGGATCAAGGTCGGGTGGCAGTTCTTAGAGCAGGAGCGCACGCTCAGCGATGCGGAACGCGACGAAATGCTGGAGGAGGCTTTGGGGGAGGCCGACGCTTTCGCCGCTGAAGACCCGGTATTGGCGGGGGGTTTGCCGACGGATGAGGAGATGGCTGCCAACATTCCGCAGACAGCGATGATGGTGGTGGAGGATCAGCCGTTCGTAGAGCGCATTTCGCCGTTCGATGTTCTTATTGACCCGGAAGCGACGTGCATTGAGGATGCCAAGTGGATTGCGCAGCGGATCGTTCGACCGTTGGAAGCAGCGCGAACTGATCGGCGTTACAAGGCGTCGGCACGCAAAAACCTGTCTGCGGACTCGCTGTTGTATTCGATGTATTCTGTTTCTACCCGGCAGGAGCAGGAAGAGTACCTTGACACCGAGGAACGGTGTGTCGTGTACGAATACTACGATATTGCGGAGAACACGTTGAGCGTGTTGCCGCAGTCGGGGGACCAGTTCTTGATCGACCCGATTGCGATGCCGTATGCGTACGGGCAGCCGTTCGTGATGATGCGCAACTATGACATTCCCGACTACTTTTACCCCATGGGGGATTTGGAGGCTTTGGAGTCTCTACAGCAGGAGTTGGACAAGACGCGTTCTCAGATGATGAACGCCCGGAAGCGTTACGCCCGCAAGTACCTGTATCACGAGCGGTCGTTTGGGCCGGAGGGCCGGGAGGCTTTGGAGTCCGATACTGATGGCCGGTTGGTACCGGTGGTGGATGAGAACAAGCCGTTGGGGGAAACGGTTGTTCCGATGCCGCAGACGCCGTTGTCGCCGGAAATCTACAACATGTCGGAGATTGTGGAGGCTGACATCAACACGGTTTCCGGTGTGTCGGAGTATGCGCGCGGTCAGATGCCGGAGATTCGTCGTACGGCAACAGAGGCGAGCATTATCGCTGATGCGGGTAACGCTAGGGCTGCGGACAAGTTGGCGACTGTAGAGTTGGCTATCGCTCAAATCGGTCGTCGGGTAATCCAGTTGATGCAACAGTTTATGACTGGGGAGCAGATGGCTCAGGTTGCCGACAAGGGTGGCAGCCTGTTTGTGCCGTATGGACGGGACGACATTACAGGCGAGTACGATTTCAGTGTGGAAGCGGGGTCTACGCAGCCGATCAACGACACGATTCGCAAACAGCAGGCTGTATCGCTGCTGAACGCTTTGGCTCCTCTGGTGGGCACTGTGATTGATCCGCAGGCGTTGGCAAAGCACGTTCTGTCGAACGGTTTCGGAATCAAAGACCCGGACAAGTTTATGATGCAGCAGCAACCGCAGCAGCCGGTCGGCCCCGAAGGGGCGGCACCGGGGGCTGGTCCCGGGGCGGGTCAGATGCCGCCGGGGATGCCGATGGGGCAACCGGAGGGGGCATTCTCCCCGACCGGCGGGGTGCCACCGGAGTTGCTGGCACAGATTCAAGGACAGATGGACGTAGACCTTCCGTTCTCGTAAGCAAGTGGGACAGCAGTCCCTACTACATAGGAGCAACCTTCAGGACTCCGAGGAGAGAATAGAATAATGAATGAAGATGTTGACGGAACCGTTGAGGCGGACAGCCCAGATTCTTCAGTAGAGGTTTTAGAGGAACCTGTTGGCGACGGCTACACCGTAAAGGTGGATGGCGTCGAAGAGCAGGTCAGTCTCAACGAACTTCGGGATGGATACCAGCGCCAGTCGGATTACACCCGTAAGACGCAGGAGTTGGCATCCGAACGTGGTCGGTTACAGCAGGCAGAGGCGATTGTGAACTCGTTGGAGGCAGATCCGGCGGGAACACTAGAGGCTTTGGGTAACGCATTCGGTGTTGAGAGGACAACCGGTGAACCGGCGGGACCAGTGGACCCGTGGGATGAACCGGATCCCAGTGAGCAGCGGATAGCGAACTTGGAAGCCCGTCTTGAGCAGCAGGACCGGGTACATAGACGACAACAGGTAGAGAAGCAGGTAGATCAACTCAAAGATACCTACGGAGATTTTGACGCTCCCGCCCTGTACCAACACGCGCTGACGCACAAGATCGGCAATCTTGAAGCCGCATTGACACATATGCGGTACGACGATGTAGCCGCTAAAGCCAGCAAGTTGGAACAGGAACAGGAGCGCACCGGAGCAAAGCGTGACGCTGGCGTGGTGGAACCTTCAGGTTCCAAGCAGGCCGGTTCCACGACCGAACCGGTGAAAGAAGTTTCCAGTATCCGAGAGGCGTTCATGGACGCTAAGCGTTCCCTGACTTCCTAAACAACAGAGAGAAGGTGACAGATTATGGCGGCTGGCAACAGCAGTTTTGACGAGATTCTGTCTACCACCCTCAAGAACTACATCCCGAAACTTACTGACAACATCTTTAGCGCACGGCCTTTGTTCTATGCGTTGACGAACGGTCAGACGATTCGGCGTATTTCGGGTGGTGCGAAGATCGTTGTCCCGGTTATTTACGGGACCAACTCAACGGCTGGTTCGTACGCAGGTACGGACTCTATTTCCACGACAGCACAGACGGGCATTAGCGCGGCTGAGTATGACTGGAAGCAGTATGCAGCCACTGTGACGATCAACGGTATGGAGGAAGCCAAGAACAACGGCGAAGCCCAGATCATTGATCTTCTGGAAGGCAAGATTTTCCAGACGCAGGAAACAATCATTGAGAACATGAACACCATGTTCTGGGGTGATGGTCAAGGAAACAGCCAGAAGGACATGAACGGCCTCAACAATCTGGTTGGGACCGGGATGACCATTGGTGGCATTGACGCCACCGATGGGGACAACTCATGGTGGCGTTCAACCCTCCGCAACGGCCCTGCCGATGCGGGTGCTGGCGTATTGACAGTAGCCGCTATGGCGACTGTGTACAACACCGTGTCGGTTGGTAACGACCAGCCGACCATCATTATCACGGATCAGGACGAGTATGAGGCTTACGAGGCTCTGCTGGACGGTCAGATCCGTTACACGGACACAGATGTTGCCGATGGCGGGTTTCAGAACCTGCTGTTCAAGGGCGCACCTGTGACGTTTGATAGTGACACCAACTTGGATGGAAAGATGTTCTTCTTGAACACCAAGTACCTCCAACTGGTTGCACACTCCGACGTTTGGTTCAAGCCAACGCCGTTTGTGCGGCCTACCAATCAGGATGCGGTGTTCTCGCAGTTGCTCTGCTACGGCGAGTTGACTGTAAGCAACCGTGCCCGTCAGGGAATGATCTACGCTCTTAGCGACTGATCCCTGATAGACGGTAGTTGCCACGGGAGGCATCATGGCGAGAGGTTTCGCATACGCATACAAACAGGGTCAGCGCCCCGCAGAAGAACCTGCGGGAAACTATAAGACGCTCAAACCCGAAGGTCACCCCGTTAGGTCTGACCGACGTATCCATCGCGTAAACCCCACCCCCATCCATGCTGCCCCCGTGGCGACACCATCTGTGTGCGTTGCCACCACGAAAGCCGGGGACCCCTGCAAGGGGCGCCCGGTTGGTGACACTGATTCCTGCGTTTTTCACGCGGCGTAAGGCTGCATCATGCAACTGAGCGCCATGCGCGACCACGTTCGTAACGTGGTGGACATATCAAGCAACGACATCACCGATGCGACGATGAACACGTTTATCCGTGAGGGTTACGACATTATCGTGTATTCGGAGAAGCGGTGGCCGTTCTATGAGGTGGCGGTGACGTTTGACACGGTTGCGTCCCAGAAGGACTACACGCTGGCGGAGGTGGGAACCAATCTCAGTTTCACCCATGACGGTGTGACCTTTTCGGGAGGATCTGCACCCAAGAACGTCGGTTTGCGTGAAGTAGCGGCGATGAAGACCTCCAACCACGTGTTGGAATACATCGGCTATGACGTTGCCGACATTATGTATCCGCTGGATTCTAACACTACGGGCAGACCGTGGTACTGGTCGTCGTGGAACAGCGGCACGAGTGCGTCGGCGGCGGTCACCAACCAAACGGTTCGGTTGTATCCGACTCCTTCTGAAGTTCAGACAGTATCTGTTCGCGGGTACCGTAACCCAGTGGAGTTTGGCGGAAACACCGCCGTGTACCGCACAGCGATTGCCGATGCGAACACACCGGATTTGCCGGTGCCGTTTGACAACGTAATGGCGCTGTATGTGTTGTACCGGGCGTATCAGCAGCAGGAAGACGCTGCGATGGGGCAACAGTATTATTCGCAGTTTATCCAAGAGTTGGACAATCTGCGGGCACGCTTTGAGGACTCTCCCGCCC